GTTATTTCGGGTCCTGGTGGATCTCTAGAGGATAATGTAAATCTTGCTTATGATGGATCAGATTTAATTGTAAATTCGGCAAGAATCACAGATTTAACCTCAGGAAGAGTTCTTCTTGCTGGGAGTAGTGGATCGGTTCAGGATAGTTCTGATTTAACTTTTAATGGATCCAATCTTTCAGTTAATGGTTCCGCTAACGTAGATAATGTAAGGATCAATGGAAATGAAATTGATACTTCATCTGGCGGATTAACTCTAGATTCTGCATCTGGAACTGTCACTGTTGATGATAATCTTACAGTTGTTGGTGATCTTACTGTCAACGGAACTCAGACAGTCATAAACACTGAGATTCTTGAGGTTGAAGATATTAACATTGGAATTGCTTCTGCAGTACCAAAATTAAATAATTCGCAACTTGATGGTGCTGGAATCACAATTCATGGATTAGATAGTGACAAAACTTTATCGTGGGATAATTCTAATTCTAGATTAGCATTCAACACTGATGTTTATGCACCAAATTATTATGCAGGAACTTATGATGGTCCAAATGGTGTTGCATATTTTGATGATAGCGGAAAACTAGTTGGAGCAGCTAGTACAGAAAGTTTATTATCAACAAGTTACTACATATTAACAATAGAACAATCAAGTGGAGTTCCAAAATGGACTTCAACAATTGATGGAGGAGAATACTAATGGCAAAACCAAGTACAAGGCAAGGACTAATAGATTACTGTCTTAGAAAATTAGGTGCTCCTGTATTGGAAATTAATGTTGATGATGAACAGATTGATGACTTAGTTGATGATGCAATACAATATTTCAATGAACGTCATTTTGACGGCGTTGAAAAAATGTACTTAAAGTACAAGATAACTAGCGATGATGTTGCTAGAGGTAGAGCACAAGGAACTGATGGTGTTGGTATTGTAACGACTACGGGAACTTCCACAGGAATTGCTGCTACTACATTCAATTTTTATGAAACTTCTAATTTTATACAAGTTCCAGATTCTGTAATAGGAATTGAAAGGATATTTAAATTTGATACCAGTTCAATTTCTGGTGGAATGTTCAGTATCAAGTATCAGTTATTCTTAAACGACTTATATTATTTTAATTCCGTAGAACTTCTCCAATATTCTATGGTCAAATCTTATTTGGAAGACATTGACTTTTTACTAACAACAGATAAACAAGTTAGATTCAATAAAAGACAAGACAGATTATATTTGGATATTGATTGGGGTTCTCAGGTAGCAAACGAATTTATAGTCATTGAATGTTATAGAGCACTTGATCCAGCATCATTTACTCAAATATATAATGATAGTTTCTTGAAAAAATATTTAACTTCTCTTATTAAAAGACAGTGGGGTCAAAACCTCATCAAATTTAATGGAGTTAAGTTGCCTGGAGGAATTGAATTGAATGGAAGGCAACTTTACGAAGATGCGGAAAAAGAACTTGAAGATATTAAACAAAGAATGACGATGGAATATGAACTTCCACCACTAGACTTTATTGGATAATTATGACACTCAATCCATTTTTCTTACAAGGATCTCCTAGAGAGCAATTCCTAATACAAGATTTGATAAATGAACAACTGAAAATTTATGGGATTGATGTTTATTATCTTCCCAGAAAATTTTTAAAGACTGATGATATTTTGGGAGAAGTTCAATCTTCTAGATTTGATGATAATTTTGTCATTGAGGCATATCTGGACAATTATGAGGGATATGCTCCTGGATCTGATATAATGACCAAATTTGGAATAAGATTGAAAAATGAAATAAATCTGATAATTTCTCAAGAAAGGTTTGAAGAATTTATAACGCCATATTTGGAAGGAATAAAACTTGGAATTGAAGATGGCAATATTACCGATCAAACAATGACACTCACCTCCAGACCAAGAGAGGGTGATTTAATATATTTTCCTTTAGGAGAAAGACTATTTGAAATTAAAAGAGTTGAAGCAGAAAAACCTTTTTATCAATTAGGAAAAACATATGTATATGAACTGCAGTGCGAACTTTATGAATATGAAAACGAAGATATTGATGTATCTGTAGAAGAAATCGATAACACAGTTCAAGACGAAGGTTATATTACAACTTTAACATTGGAACCTGTTGGTGCTGACGCAAGTGCAACGGCAACTATTGGTGGTGCTGGAATGGTTGGAAGAATTAGTCTGACTAATGATGGATATAACTATTCCTCAACTCCCAATGTTACCATTTCTGCTCCAACCAGTGGAACTACGGCAACAGCAGTTGCCATAACAACATCCATTGGTGGTGTTAAATCTGTAAAAGAAATTAGAATAACAAATGCTGGATCTGGATATACCTCATCAGATCCTCCGACAGTTACTATAACTGGAGGAAGTGGGACAGGAGCAGCTGCTACAGCAATAATTGTTGATAATGGAGTACAAACACTTTCAATTTCTACTGCTGGTACTGGATATTTCTATGCTCCTATCGTTACCATTTCTGCTCCTGCAGTAGGAACAACAGCAACGGCAGAGGCAATTGTAAATTCTTCAACTGGGGTTGTTTCTCAACTTCAAATAACAAATGCTGGAACAGGATACACATCCGCACCAACAGTATCAATAGCAGGAGTATCAACTACAGGAATAGGAACATATCAACTCAGAGAAACTATAACGGGTTCACTTTCTGGAACAACAGCAGAAATTAGAAATATAGTATTCAGAACAGATATTGATTTGAATGATCCACCGATAGAATTGTATGTTGCTGTAAATGATGGACAGTTCTCTGCTGGAGAAGTAATAACTGGTTCAGATTCTTCTGCTTCCTATATACTTAAATCATATGATAATGATAGTTATGAAGAATCTTTTGATAATAATGAAGAGATTGAAACAGAGGCAGACGGAATTTTAGATTTTACCGAAACTAATCCATTTGGAGAATATTAATGTTAGGAACTTATTTTTATCACGAAATTATAAGAAAAACGATTGTTAGTTTCGGAACTCTTTTTAACAACATTTACATTAAACATGAGGATAAAAACAACAACGTAGTAGATGAAACAAAGGTTGGACTTTCATATGGTCCAATGCAAAAGTTTTTGGCAAAGTTGGAGCAACAGGCAGATTTAAAAAAACCCATTGCGATTACTTTACCAAGAATGTCTTTTGAAATGGTTTCTTTACAGTATGATCCAACAAGAAAAACTAGCGTAACCCAAACCTTTAGAGCATCGGATGGTGCTGGCAATATAAAAAAAGTTTATATGCCAGTTCCTTATAATATTGGATTTGAGTTAAGCATTTATTCAAAACTTAGTGATGATGCTTTACAAATTATCGAGCAAATACTTCCTTTTTTCCAACCATCATTTAATTTAACTTTAGATTTAATTGACTCTATTGGAGAGAAGAAAGATATCCCAATTGTTCTTGACAGTATTGATATGCAGGATGATTATGAGGGGGACTTCACTGTAAGAAGAGCACTGATTTATACTTTAAGATTCACGGCAAAGTCATACATGTATGGTCCTATTGCAGATTCTACAGAAGGTCTTATTCGTAAGGTTCAGGTTGATATGTATGCGGATACCAATACTCAGACTGCTAAGAGAGAGGTCAGATATACAGTAACACCAGATCCTATTAATGCTGAACCTGATGATGACTTTGGGTTTAGTGAAGTTTGGGAAGATTTTACAGATTCTAAGACTTATAGTCCAACTCAACAAACTGATATTTAATAGTTATGTCTGATAATTATGATTCTATAGACAATGCTCTCAATGTTGAGAGTAGTATTGTGAAACCAGAAAAAGTTTCATCAGAAATTCAAAATGTAAAACCAAAAGGTCCTGATATTGAAAAGGACTATGAGTATACTCGTGCCAATTTGTATTCCTTGATTGAAAAAGGACAAGAAGCAATCAACGGAATTATGGAACTTGCTGGTGAGGGTGGAAGTCCAAGAGCGTATGAAGTTGCTGGTCAGTTGATTAAAAGTGTTGCCGATACTACAGACAAACTTATTGACCTACAGAAAAAACTCAAAGATGTTGAGGATGAATCTGTAAAAACTACCAATAACAATGTTACTAATAATGCAGTGTTTGTTGGTTCAACTACCGAACTACAAAAACTACTCAAACAAGGTTTTCTAAATAATAAAGAGTAAACTTGTTTTCCCCAATGGGTTGGTCAGAAAAATATAAAAAATCAATTGATTGTGACAACCCAAAAGGTTTTAGTCAACGTGCCCATTGTCAGGGTAAGAAGAAAAAAATGTCAGAAGAAAAGAAAGATCACGAATACTCAATGGCACGGTCTGAGTTGAAAACTGTGACTAATGCTGCAAAGCGTCTTCAAAAGAAGATGGGTAAAAAAGGTGAGGGCAATCTGCAAGCTTGGGTGCAATCCAAAATCACAAAAGCAGCAGATTATATTGATACTGCCGCAGATTATGTGACCAATGAAGAAACCGTAAGTGAAGAAGGACTCCGCGATTGGTTCGGAAAGTCCAAATCAAAAGATGGCAAATCCGGTTGGGTTAATGTTGTAACAGGTGGAACTTGTGC